ATGCGTATTGAAATCTGCATAGCCAAAGAAAAAATGACTAAAATGCCAACCGGTGCTGTGGATGCGTTAAAGGAAGAATTAACCCGACGCATCAGTAAACGTTATGACGATGTAGAGGTGATCGTAAAAGCCACCAGCAACGATGGCCTTTCTGTTACGCGCACCGCCGATAAAGATTCAGCTAAAACTTTTGTTCAGGAAACTCTGAAAGATACCTGGGAGTCTGCTGACGAGTGGTTTGTTCACTAATTAGCACGTAAAATCAGTAACAGCTGGAAATCATTCAATACTCGCACTATCGAAAGTTAACCAGCCAGCCGCAGTATCCTGTCATGACAAGTTACTGCGGCTTTTTACTTTTTATATTTAACGGATCAACATCCAGATCAGCAGACACGCCACCACCGGCACAGCAAAATCCATCAGGCTTGCCACATCCCATGCACGTGGATCAAAACCGCCCCACCACGGCATGTTAATCCGCTTGCCATGCCCGAACATTTCAATCCAGCGATATTCTGCCTGGGTGTGTTCACGCGCAATGAAGAACGTACAACCGGCTATCGCCCCGTAAGCCCAGTTTCCGGTAAAAAGACCAGCCAGTACCTGCACCGCCACGGCACAAAGCGCATGAAGTATCGACGTGATATCCATCTGCTATCCTTAAAACCACTCCCTGAGCGGGCGCTCTGGTGTAACCACCCACTCACGGAACACGGAATCATCAAATCCATCGTCAAGAAGACGGATATTAACAAAGTACCCTTCGTTTCGCGTGTATTCTGGTTCTCTGTCATCAGAAACATCTGTCTCCCTGAACGTAAAACCAATCTCATCAACCAGAACGGCATTCTGCAGCTCTTCGTCCTCTTCCCAGTTAAGTTTCCTGAGAAATGCCCTGAAATCTGCTTTATCACTGAAACGCAACGTGAAATCTCTCACTCCACAACCTCCCCAAGCTGCGCATCTGTTAGCTCTTTATGCCAGAGACGAAAATTCCTCACATGCCCAAATAAATGGCGTAATCCTGCTGTAGTTTGTCCACCAATGCGAATGGTTGCTGTACTCCGGATATATTCCCATTTGGTTTTAGTTTCGCTGCTTAACTTACCGTTACTGACTACACATGTGGACCGTTCGGACTTTACCCGCATACCAATAAGCATTTTTTTCAGCCCGGCATTTTCATTTATTCGTCGGTCTGAACCACCTATATCGCAATACGGAAAACCGTCGTACCCACCTGATGAACCAAACCCCATTACGATCCCCGCTCCGGTTTGATGACCGCCGGTATCAAAAACACGCGGCGCTGCATTTGGCGTTTTATACCAGTTCTTATGTACCTCACAAAGAACCGTAAAAGGAAGATTATAAAGATTATTCTTAATCGGAACTGTAACCATATCGCTTGCGCGCGTCGCCGCCGTCGTTCCTGATATAATAAAAGATGATACACACGAACCATCCTCAACCTGAGGGGTGGCCAGATAAATATAGTCACCAGATTCAACGACACCACCTTTTTTTGGTGCGTATTGTATTGCAGAGGTTATGTAAGTTTCTTTACTTGCTTGAATCGTTGCCTCTGCAAAAATCCAGCCCGTAGCTTCATCTTTGTTAACTCGTGCGGTGAGCCTGTCGGCAGCTACACCGGTGATTTCAACCAATAAAGACCGCGTATTAACAATGGCATATCCAAGATTAGATGAAGCGCTGCCATCGAAGGCTTCAAACCTGATCCTTAACAGGAGTTCCAAATCCGTTTTAAATCTGCACGATGTCGTCACGCACTTATTATCGCCTGATACATCGACAGCCCCCGAGGTTGAAACTACTGCCATATTAAGGGTTGTACTTTGCCCAATTAATGATTCATTACAAACAAACTTTCCATAAGTAAAACCAAAACTATCAGTTCCAACCTCAGCGACATTCATATTTGCAGATTTACCCCAAGAAGCTGGAGTTGCTGAATTTAACATGTAGTTGGTTCGCTGACCTTCAATCAATAAACCTTCTTTTTCAAATCGTGGCTCATTAATTTCCGCCGTTTTCAGTTCGCCAGATTTGTTGATATATGTTGCCGTTGATGCGCGACTGAAATTAACCTGTTTATCACTGGCAACCTGAACCACATTATCACCAATCTTCACTTTTTTATAACCCGGAGAATAGCCCGTAATCATATCCAGCGAATCATTAAAGGGTATCCACACATCCGGCAGCGGCTGTAAAACATATCTGTACGGCTCTGCTGTCTGGTTTGCGTATTCTCTGGCAGCATCTTCACTTGCTTTTGCTGCCGTCTGGCTTGCTGCCGATGCTTTCGCCGAGTTCGCCGCCGCTGTTTCGCTCACCTTTGCGTTGGCTTCACTGTCTTTGGCATTCGTCTCACTGGTTTTCGCTGCCGTCTGGCTGGATTTTGCGTTTTTTTCGCTGGCCTTTGTGGCTGTCTCGCTATTTTTCGCGCTGGTTTCTGATTTTTTGGCTGCTGTCGCGGAGTTTGCCGATGCAGTCTGCGAGGCCGCTGCCGCCTGTGCGCTGTTAGCTGCATTCGTTTCTGAGGTTTTCGCCGCATTCTTCGATGAGGCTGCTGCCGTTTCGGATTTCTTTGCCGCCGCTGCACTCTGTGATGACGCTCCGGCATGACGTGCCACTTCATTCACCATCAGCTCAAAACGGCGCAGTGCCTCCGGACGGGCATCATCCTCCGTCATGGCACCGAGAAAATCATTCAGCGTACCTGGTCTGGAACCTTCATAGACGGTAATGGTCCCGGCATGTGAAGGTGGAAAACCTTCAACCAGCAGGGTGACGCTGTACTGACCATGCTCAACATCCATGCTGTAACGCCCGGCTTCATCCGGATTTTCAGAGGCCACCGTGTTCACCACCACCGTGCTGCTGGTCCGTCTGGCCTTCAGCACAATGGTGCAGTTCTGTACTGGTTTTCCTGTGCCATCTTTAAGCACGCCAGAAATTTTTACTGTCATACTTTTCCACCAATAAAAAAAGCCCGCAGCAGTGACGCCACGGGCTTCAGGACAGTGTAACTTTACGTTTCCTCAAACGCAGTTCACCCCATAAGGCGGATGAACCTGCGTATCATAACAATATTTACAGAAGATAAATCGGCGTCTGTTGTCAGAAACGGTATCCGATACCAACAATAAATGCATCCGTTCGCCAGTCGCCACTACCGGAACCTTCATAAGCAAGGTCAATGGTCACGGATTCGGTCGGGTTAAACTGCACGCCAGCCCCCCACGCCAGAGAGGTATTGCTGTGGCGACCGTCATCACTTCCGGTCAGCACGTCGTGCGTTTTCCCCTTGTTGTCAGTTACGCGGAGATAATCCCCGGAGAAAGTCGACACACGGCTGTAAGCCACACCCGCCATCGCATACGCGCTGAACCATTCATTCACGCGCACAGACGGCCCCGCCATTACGCTGAACCAGCGGTTACGCACGGAATCTTCATGCCAGCGGGTATCGCTGTAATGCGTTTTTTGTTCATCTTCTGCGTCGGCATAACTGAAGGACGTAATCAGCCCCAGCGTGTCCGTAAATTCATAACGGTATTTCACGTTAATCCCGTTCAGATTATCGCTGCCGGGAGCGTTCGTACGGGCATGAAGATACCCCGCGCTCAGTGTGGACTGATGTTCAGACGCCCATGCAGGCGCACCGGATACGGACAGACAGATGGCTGCGGACAAAATGGCTGCACATAATTTACGCATAATTACCTCTCGCTTTTCTGCAATAAAAAAGGCGCCATTTCTGGCGCCCGTATTGGGGTTATAAAATTCAGCTAATCGTGATGCCTGCAGTGGCTTTCTTCATCACAACAACCAGCAAATCGCTGATACTTGCTGTGGGATACCAGCCATTTACCCACCATGCTGATACAGAAAACTCCAGCGTCATGTCGCCGCGACCAGCAGGCATATCAATAACACCACTGTAAACCAGCGTATTATCCATCGCGGTACGGTTATAAATTTCAGCACCGTTTTTCTTCACTATCAGGCGGCATGACGAATAAGTATCGCTGTTCTCCTGCTCATGTCTGGCACCGCTGAAAGCCACCGCCGGAATAACAATCTGCCGGTTAAACGGCTGATCGTCATAAACCCTGACGGTAATGGTTCCTGATGGCCAACGCTTCGGTGCACGGGAGTCACGAGGGAAAGCCTTACCCACTGTTTTAACGAGATCGCCTTCAATCTGGTTTGCAGACAGTTTCCCTCTGATGACACAGTTCTCGTTAATGGTGACATTATTGAGCGTGCCGGTATTCGCCGTGATGGCTCCACTGATATCCGCATTGCGGGCTGTCAGCCTGCCATCCGGCGTCAGGGAAAACGTAGGAGGATTGCCGGATGACGTGATGCTCACCGCAAACAGTCGCTTCAGGAACACGTCGTTCATGAACAGCTGATTCCCCTGCGCCACAAACAGCGGCGTGGTGTTGCCGTTCTCCGGGGTAATCATCGCGATACGGTCCGCCTGCAGCAGAATACTGCTCAGCGTCTGACCATCAACATCCTCAATCCCCGCGCCAATCCCGGCCACATAGGGAATACCGTTTTTTGTTTTCTGCACCTTCAGCATATACATGGCATTCAGCTCATTGCGCGTGTCTGACTGAACCCGCTGGATTTGCTGTATGGTCACGGCCTGGTCACCCAGCTTTTTATCCGTGGTCGAGGTAATTTCACTCCCTTTTTTATCCACGTACTGGCGGACCTGTGCTATCTGTCGGGCGTTTTCTGACTGCCCCTGGCTGACAGTCTGTGAGATTTCACTGCTCACCCGGTCCACTTTCTGGCTCACCTGCGCGATGGCCAGTGTCTGGTCCTCATTCTTTTTCGCAACCAGCTGCGTGAGGCTGTTTTCCGCCTTCCCGATTTTCCGGGTCACTTCTGCGATATCCGTGTCCATCCGCTGACGGATATCTTCTTCCAGTTGCGTGACCTCCGTACGCAGCGCTGAAGCATCAATGCGCTCTTTCAGTGCCTGGCCCAGAAGCGTCTCATCTATCAGCCCCCGGAAAATTCCCAGATACCCTTCACCATCATTGCTGGGCTGCCCGCTGGCTTCCACAAAAGCAGATTTTCCCACCAGGTTGACGCTTCGCACGTAAAACCAGAAATCCGTCCCCGGCTTAATCCGGCTCCCCTGGGCAGTCCACTGACTGCCGGTCCCCAGATAACGGGCAGATTTTTCCACCTGTGCTGTGTTCGTGATGCGTTTTTCTGAGAACCAGAATTCAAACTGTACCGTCGGGTCATACACCGCAAGACGCGGGACCGCCGTTATCTGAAAATACCCCGGCGTCAGCTCAATGGTGGCGGGTTTTGCAGGCGCGTTAATCCGGAAGGTGGTGGTCGCAGGTTCGCCCTGCTGGCCGTAGCTGTTAATGGCCCGCACCGTCAGGGTGTATTCCCCCAGCGGCAGACCACTGAAACGGTGCTCCGTGTCTGCGGTGATGGCGGTGCTCACCAGACGGCTGTCTTCTCCGCTTCCGCTGGTCAGACGCAGACTGAAGCGCACACCCTTCACCACCCGCGGCGTGTCCCATTTCGCCTGTGCCAGATACTGACCGTCAGCTGCACTCACCTCCACCGTCAGGTGCTGCACTGCCGGTGGGATAACGCTGTTCAGGCTGCCTGACTGCGGCTCAAAGCGGGCCCCGTTATCCACGATGGCTTCTTTTTCAGGTACGTGCTGCACCGCCGTGATGGCAAAGGTGCCGTCCGTGTTTTCCCGGATGGAGACACAGCGGAACAGGCGACGGCGCAGTGACGGCAGGGAGAGTCCCCACACCCCGTATGTCTCCACACCATCAGGCAGGGTACTGACCTGTATCCGGTCCGGCGCGGGGTGTGCGGTGATGTCCACACTCACCGGCTTACCGCTGCCGTTAATCAGGTTCACCGCTGATGTACCTGTCTCCGGCAGGGTAACCTCACGGTCCAGCGTCAGGGTGCGGGTGGCAGCATCAATGGACAGGACACGTCCGCCGGTCAGGGTCCCGGCATAGTCATTATCACAGATTTCAATAATGTCACCGGGTGTGTGCCGCAGCCCCTGAGACCCGAGCGTGAAATCCACCGTCTGCGTTTCCAGCAGTTCGGTCTTTATCACCCACAGCCCGGCACGGTGGGCCTGACCGCGGCTGGTACAGCCGAACGCGTCCATCTTCAGCAGGTTGCGTCCGTAGCGCAGTATGGCTTCCGGGTCTTCCACCAGTTCCGTGGAGGTCTGCCAGCCGTTCTGCGGGTCGGTGTAATTCACCTCCACCGCCGTGTGCCGGTCCTTCAGGGCACTGAAGCTGTAGCGGAATCCCACGCCGTTATCATCCACCACCACATCGCTGTTGGTGTACGGCCACACCACATCCGACGGGCGGTCCTGAACGAACGTCAGCGTCTGACCGTTCCATACCGGCATACAGCGCATCGCAGAGCAGAAATCACTGAGAACGTCCCACGCCTTACGCTGTTGTGCCAGGTACGCATTAAAGGTCATCCGCGGCTCGGTCCCCCCGAAACCATCCGGGACCGTCTGGTCGCAGTACTGCCCGATGGCATACAGCGCCCACTTGTCCACATCCGCCGCCCCCAGACGTTTTCCCATGCCGTAGCGCGGGTGAGTCAGCATGTCCCACAGGCACCAGGCCGGGTTGTTGCTGTATGCCGGTTTCAGACTGCCGTCCCAGATACCACTGTACGTGCGTTTTACCGGGTCATAGTTTGACGGCACCTGGATGATGCGACCGCGGATATGGTAGTTCACCGTCATCTGCTGGCCGCCGAACTGCTCCGCATCCACCTGCAGCCCCACAATGGCCGTGTTCGGGTAGCACTGTTTCACATCGATGATTTCAGTGTATGACGACCACAGCGTCTTATTCTGCAGCTGGTCCGTGGTGCTGTCCGCCGTCTCCCTGACCATCCGGATGTTAAAGGGCCGGGGAGGCAGATTATCCAGAATCACCGAGGCCAGGAACTGTGAGGTGGTCTTGCCGTTAATGGTGACGTCCTTTTCCGTCACCCAGCGACCATTACGCTGTAACTGAATCAGAATCCGGACAGAGGAAGGATTACGGTCGCCCTTTGACGTGGTCTGCACCAGTGACTGCACCCCGAAGGTAATCCGCAGGCGGTCAATGTTCGCGGACGTAATGGTGCGCGTCACCGGTTTTGCCTTCGTCACTTCCACGCCCAGTCCGGTTTCAGCTCCGGAGGACTCAAAGCCTTCCGGTGGTGTCTGCTCCTGCTCCCCGGCGCGCCAGACCGCCGTCACACCGTGTATCACGGGATTGCCGTCCGTGTCCGTCAGTGGGGTTTTGTTCACCAGAATACTCTGCAGTCCCTTCACCGGACCTTCTATCGGTCCCTCACCAATCGCATCAATCACACTCATCATCTGCGTGGATTTGAGATTATCCTTCGCCTCACGAGGCGTGTGTGCCTTACCGCCACCTTTTCCCATACAGCCTTCCCCTGAATAAATTAACCGCCACTTGCCATTCCGTACAGAAGTCGGATATCCTTCGCCCGAAAAGCATGAAACACATTTCTGCCATGCTAAAGAGAAACCCCGGTATCAGCAGATACCGGGGTTTTCTTTCATGCCCACCGATAATCCTGTTGGTTAAAACCGGTAATGGCATAAAAATTCTGAATATCTTCACATTTTCACAAACTGACTGTGGCGCGTATAATTTCTCTGCGTTAATTTTTTTGTCGTGATATAAGAATAATTCCTTACACTTAATCTTCGTAACTCTCCCGCAGTTCCTGTCCGCGATCACTGCGGGATTTTTTTATTCTTTTTACCCCTGCCGCCCGATAACCACGACCTTTCCGCCCCCGCCTTCATCACGGGTGCTGATGTCCTGGGATATACGGCGGGAGCCAACCAGCATTTCCCCGTAAGGCACCGGCATCGGGTTCCCCTGGGCAATCATGTTATCCAGCGAGGAAAAGTACGTGTTCTGTCTGCCGTTATCCGTTACGCGGTAATCCGGTGTTTTTGCCTTCGGGGCCAGCATCTGTGCCACACCGCCCAGTATCATGCTGGCCCCCAGTGAAAACAGCATCGTGGTGGCAGAAAAACCACCGGCTGCCAGGGCTGAACCCCATAACGCCATCGAGGCACCGGCCGTGAAGAAAGAGCCCACGATGGCTGCCGCCCCCAGCACAATCTGCAGTCCGCCCTTTCCGGCTCCGGCCAGTCGCGGCACAATGTGGATGACCGTTCCCTCACCCAGCTGTTCGTGAAGACGGGCGTACACCGCCTCCGGTGCCGTGTCATCACCGGCAATACGTATCTGGTACCAGCCTTCGTTCATCTGACGGCGAAAGCCCGGCACCTGTAACGACAGGGCACGGATGGCTTCCGCTGCCGTGTTCACATACAGGCTGAGGCGGCGGCCAAATCGTTGCAAATCCCCGTGAAGGCAGATGCGTGCCAGTGGCGGTGACGCCAGACAGAATGCGTTCGTCGTTGCCATTTTTCGGAATACCTCTCCCGTTTACTCAGTTGTTCAGGAATATGGTGCAGCAGCTCGCCGTCACCACAGTAAATGGCGGCATGATTCGGCACCGATGAACCAAAACAGCACAGCAGCACATCGCCCGGCTGCGCCGCTGACAACGGCACCTGATACAGCCCTGTGGCCTCCAGATTATCCAGATAGAGATTCTGACCGTGACGCCACCAGTCATCCTCGCGATGAAAATCCGGCATCTCAGTCCCCGCCAGATGGTATGCATCCCGGAACAGGGTGTAACAGTCCGTCACCCCGTGCTCAAAGCGCCGTCCCGTCAGATGTGGCACACAGCGGAATTTGTGAATATCACCCCGGCAGACCAGCCACCAGGGCAGTGCGCTTTTTATCTGCAGCCGCCGGTCAGCCTCGCTCAGCCAGGGCAGCCCACCGGGATGACTGTGGACCAGTGCCACAATCTCCCCCTGCATCTCTGCCCGCAGCCAGTCTTCCGGTGCGATACGAAAATACGCCTCCGGCTCTGCGGAAATATTCACGCAGGGGAAATATCTTTCCCCCTCCGGCGTGCTTACCACGAAGCCGCACGACTCCGCTGGCGCACATCGCCGGGCATGTGCCAGAATCGCTGATTCAGTCTGTGTCATAAACCGGGATTTACTGCGAAAGTTTATTAATGGAAAGGAAACCGCCAAAATTGCCGACATTCCTGCGCAGTTCACACCCGCGCATGCACTTGCTGCATCTGTCCTTACGGATATCCGTGGTGGGTTTATCGAACTCATCCGCCACAGCCCCGCCCGTGTAACCACACTCATCAGAGCGGTAGGTCCACATACAGGTGTTCGCCAGCATGATACGACCGGGAAACAGCGCCCCGTCCGTCTCGGTCGGTGTGGCCAGCACAAACGAGGCCGTCATGGCTGTCAGCTGCGACATCTGCTCCACCACCCAGCGGTCACTCAGCTCCTGCTCCGGGTCCGCCTCCGGATTGCCCGCAACGAAATTCACCGCATCCAGAAAACGCGCATACACCCGACGGCGGACCACCGTGGCCCCCACCAGACTCTGCAGGTCTTCCGCCATCCCGGTGACAAGGCCGAACAGATTGGACACCGTCAGCGACGGTCGGGCACTGCTGCCCCGACCGTTCATCTCAAAGCCGCTGCCGTCAATCGGGTATGCCTCATACTTACGCCCCTGCCAGGTGACCGGCTCCCCTTTTTCATTCAGCTCATTACAGAAAAAATACCGCTCACCGCCCTGTACCGTCAGGTCGATTTCCCAGAGTACCACCCGCGGTGACTGCTCTGATTTAACCGACTCGTTCAGGCTTTCTTCATGAATATCCTGCATCAGTTCACCACCTGCTTAAACTCCGCGCTGAACTCAACGCGCAACATCCCGACCCGCGCAGACCACCCGGCACAGGTCACCTTTATCTGCCGGTATGCATAGGGTGGCTTCCACAAAAATGCCTTCCAGCCACCGTGCTCTGCCAGGAACGCTTCCAGATGCCGGGCCTCCTCCCGGGTCACGGAAAGCGTCACCCTGTATGTTTTCAGGTCAGCATTCAGCCCTGCCGCCATACGCTGTGAGTACCCGTCACCAAAACGCACTTCACGCACCGATGGCTGCGAGTTCACCTCCATATCCGGTTTCACTTTCCAGCGAAAGGTTTTCATCGCCTGCCTCCGGAAAATACGCCGCCATCACGCATCTGCGCCTGAATCTCATCCTGCGCACCTTTACGGGCCATCTCATACACCGCTTTCATCAGCTGCGGCCCGGCCTGTCCGTTGATACCGTCGTTCTGAATCACCACGCTGTTGTTCTGCTCAAACCGGATACCTTCCGCCCGCCGCATCTGCGCCGGACTTCCGGCACCGCCGACATAACCACCTTCCGCATACCCGCGCATCAGACGATACAGGTTGCCGACACCAATCCGGCTGGTCGCCTCCTTCGTGAAGACAAATTCACCACGGTGAACAATCCCCGCTGGCTCATATTTGCCGCCGGTTCCCGTAAATCCTCCGGTCGCAAAATGGAATTTCGCCGCAGCTGCCTGAATGGCTGTACCGCCTGACGCGGATGCGCCGCCACCAACAGCCCCGCCAATAGCGCTGCCGATACTCCCGACAATCCCCACCATTGCCTGCTTAAGCAGAATTTCTGTCATCATGGACAGCACGGAGCGGGTGAAGCTGCGCCAGTTCTGCTCACTGCCGGTCAGCATCGCCGCCATATTCTGTGCAATACCATCAAAGGTCTGCGTAGCAGCACTTTTTACCTGCGACATACTGTCCGTGGCACTCTCTTCCCACTCACTCCAGCCGGACCTGAGGCCTGCCATCCAGTTCCCGCGAAGCAGGTCTTCAGCCGCCCAGGTCTTTTTCTGCTCTGACATGACGTTATTCAGCGCCAGCGGATTATCGCCATACTGTTCCTTCAGGCGCTGTTCCGTGGCTTCCCGTTCTGCCTGCCGGTCAGTCAGCCCCCGGCTTTTCGCATCAATGGCGGCCCGTTTTGCCCGTTGCTGCTGTGCGAATTTATCCGCCTGCTGCGCCAGCGCGTTCAGGCGCTCCTGATACGTAACCTTGTCGCCAAGTGCAGCCAGCTGGCGTTTGTACTCCAGCGTCTCATCTTTATGCGCCAGCAGGGATTTCTCCTGTGCAGACAGCTGGCGACGTTGCGCCGCCTCCTCCAGTACCGCGAACTGACTCTCCGCCTTCCACAAATCCCGGCGCTGCTGGCTGATTTTCTCATTTGCTCCGGCATGCTTCTCCAGCGTCCGGAGTTCAGTCTGAAGCGTCAGCAGGGCAGCATGAGCACTGTCTTCCTGACGATCGCCCGCAGACACCTTCACGCCGGACTGTTTCGGCTTTTTCAGCGTCGCTTCATAGTCCTTTTTCGCCGACGCCATCAGCGTGTTGTAATCCGCCTGCAGGATTTTCCCGTCTTTCAGGGCCTTATTCAGCTCTTCCTGCCGGGCGGTATATTTCTCCAGTGGCGTCAGCAGGCGCTCATACGCCTTCTGCGCCTCTCCGGTATACTTCAGCTGTGACGACTCACGCTCAGCCCTGTCCCTTGCCGCCAGTTCACCGGCTTTTTCCATATCCGACTGCAGCGTTGCCGCTGCCAGACCCAGACGGGCATTTTCCCGGTCATCCCATGCGCCCTGAAGGTTGGCACGAAAAGAGGCGGTTTTTCCCCGGCGCTGGCTCCGGCTCTGGTACCACTGCCATTTTTTATCCGCCTCATCAAATGCCTTCTGTGCACTGGCGAGCATATCCGCTGAGGACTCAGGACGACCGATATCCAGAATGGCATCCCACATCGATTTGAATGCCTTCCCTGTTTTATCCGCCCAGGTCTCCAGTGTCCCCATGTTTTCTTTCAGGCGACGGGTCTGCTCATCAAAGCCTTTCGTGGCGATATCGTTCGCCGCCTGTAAGGCCCCGGCCTCGTCTCCGGAACGCTGCAGCTGTGCGACATACGCAATCTGCTCTGCCGTCACGTTACGGAACTGGCGCGCCATTGCAGTCAGCCCCGACGTCGGGTCGGTGGTCAGTTTTCCGAAAGCCTCTGCAACCTTGTCCACCTCCACACCGGATGCAGACGCAAAACGCGCGACACTCTGGTTGATGGCATCAAACTGTTCACCACCACGCACACCGGCATTCACCAGGGCTGCCAGTGACTCTCTCGCCTGGTTAAACGTCAGCCCTGCTGCCTGCCCGGCTCTGGAGAGCGTCAGCATACGATCGGCAGTCAGTCCGGACTGATTACCGGAAAGAACCAGGGTTTTATTAAACGCTGAAAGCGTGGAATCTCCCTGGTACCAGGCGTACACCAGCGCACCTGTCGCCACCGCCAGCGAGGTGACCCCGACCATCGGCAGGGTGATCGCACCGGCAAGCCCCCGGAACATGGGGATCATCCCGCCGAAGGAGTCCTTCACCTGACCGCCCTGTTGCAGCAGGATGAGCCAGGGATTCTGACCACCGGCAAGCTGCGTGGCGATATCCGTAAACTGTGCGGGCAGGGTTCGCATGGCCGCTTTATACTGCCCGACGGAAATCCCGGCTTTTTGTGCAGCCAGCGCCTGGCGGCTCAGGCCCTGCTCAACAGCAGCGGCCTGTTTCTTAAAAGACTGGCTGACACGCCCGGCCATCAAATCCGCAAGGTCACTGGTTTCACCCAGTTCTTTCTTTACCCGTGCAGCCTCTTCAGAAAAACGGGTTGAATCCAGTGTAAGAACAGCTGTCAGATCGGCAAAATTACCCGCCATAGCGTACACCTCCTGGAATTCCCTCAGACACCATCATCAGCATGGCTTCATCCTCTGTACTGCTCCGCATGTCATCACTGACCATAACGATTTCCTTCCCGTCAGCCCCAAAGCGGACACCACCAGAAAGACCTGCCGCTTTCCGCATCAGCATATCGTCCTCATCCGGCATCTCCGTCTGCTCATCATCACGTCGGGGTGCCAGCAGACTGAAATCAGAGGGATGCATATCCGGATCGCAAAAAAACAGGCTGAGTACAGCGTACGTCAGCCCGGAAAAATGCATATCCAGCTGGGTATCCTGAAAATAATGCGTGCGGTAAAAACGGTGCCAGTCGGCATATTCGGTGGATGTCATCCCGGCAAGCATGGCGCGCCAGTCGGGTCTCCCCATCTCACGCGCCAGTCTGAGGGCAAAGTTCAGCTCGCCGTCGAAGACTTTCCCGCAGAAAAATCATCATCAGTCAGCGTGTTATTTTTCGCCACTTCAGTAATATCAGTATCCGGACGAACAGCTTCGATCATCCCGGACAGGCACAACACCACGTCTTCCGCCCGGGCAATGGCATCGGCAGGCCAGGTGGTGAGCACTTCCTGCTCTATCTTCATCACGGCCTCATTCATTGACGGTGACTGCGTTTTCTGTGGATGGTTATGCCACAGGGACATCGCCACCAGAAACGCGCCGGTTCTGACAAGATCTTCCACACTCACCTGCAGGTTGCCGGTGGCTTCAGCCTCTTCTGCCCGCCGTTTCAGGAGGGCAAGATGCTCAATACGCTGCAGCGCAGACAGCTCAGAAAGCGTGACGGATACACCGTTATATTCAAATTGTTCTGTTTTCAGGAACATCGCTTATCTCTCAGCTCTTTAGCCACCCGGCACATTATTAACGGTAATTTCAGCCACCGCAGCAAACTGACCATTACCGGAAATCACAGGGATGCTGACTTTTCCATCCTTAACCCCCGTCACAGTAATCGTCATATCTTTCACGCTAATGGTGGCTTTCGATGGATCGGCGGAAATCGCCCTGAATGTCTTATCCGTTGCATTTTCCGGTTCCACAGTAACGGTCAGGGTGGTTGTTTTCCCTTTTTCAACCGTACCTGTCGGCGTTACCTTAATCGCAGTGACCGGCGTAATTTTGCTGCGTTCTTCCGCTACAGAAGGTTTACCCACGTTAGTGACTTTCACCGTGCGGGTGATCACTTCTTTCGCCGTCACGGCCTTACCGATACTGCTGACCCAGCCACGAAACACATCCACCGTGCCATTCGGAAAACGGATTTTATAGGCCCGGACATCGCCGCTTTCAAACCAGCCTATAAGCCCTTTCTGGCCTTCCTCTCCCGGTTTCCAGGCCAGCGTAAAACTGGTATCACCTGCAGATTTCTGCCCCTGCCCGGTCGCGGTCCAGTCCGCGTCTTCATCATCCAGGTAGTTATCATCGTAGGATTCAGCCGTCATCTCGCCCGGCGTCAGATCCTTCACCTTAGCCAGTCGCTGCCAGTCATCGTCTGACAACGGGTTTGCATAAGCATCAGCCTTGCCGTTGTAAACCCACAGAGTGGTACCGGCACCTTTTACCGGCTCCAGGGGATTTGGTGTTGCCATATCGTCCTCACATCTCGTAGGTAATTTTCCACAGGAGATCTGCCGATCCCCACATCATAAACTCATCATCCCGGCGGTAGTCATACCCCTGAAGATTCATCTTCAGCAGTAACGCACTGAGGCCGGGAACCGCCTCCAGCGCAGGAAGGATTTTCTCTTCCATCCACATATCCAGTGCCGAGTCCGGTTCTTTTGCCCTGAGAAAAACTTCAATATGCAGTGTCGCCTCCCAGGTCCCCTCATCAACGAACTCGTCAGCAGCAGACGCATCAGTCAGGTAAACAGCAACAGCAGGCAGTTCCTGTTCATCAATAAAAACCGGGCGGCCGTCAAACCAGCTCACCCGCTCAGAAATATTGTCTTTCAGGGCAGACAGAACTGCCGCCCGTATTTCACGGTGTTTCATACACCCTCCCTGTCATTTTCTTTTCAGCACCAGGCGTAACTGATGCGTCATGGCTTTCATCATCTGCACTGGTAATTTTTCCCGGTACATCCGGTCCCGTTCACGTTCAAAGGTTTCTGCCAGCGGTCCGGCAGTCGGAATTTTCACCACTTCAATTGGCAGACGGTGGCGTTTCGGCCTCCCTTTGCTGTCAGCGCCGGTGGACGATGGTGCCCACGGCATACGCTGCATCACATGCCAGCGTCCGTTAGCCAGCCGGGTGATAAAGGCGTCCGGGATCCGTCTTTTCCCCACAATCAGCACACTGCCTCCCCCTTTCAGGGCCGCACGCTGTCCTTTCTTTCTCCGTTTTCTGCGGGAAAGTCGAACGCGGGCCTCCCCCAGTTTGATGGCAGGCAGGTTGCCGGTATTGATGTAAACCTTTGCATAAACCTTATCCGGTCGTGCCGGACTTAACCGGATGCGGGCACGGATAAGACGGCGGGGAACGGCCAGCTCCCTGGCAACTGAAGTGGCCGTTTTCGCAATGATGGCCCCCGCCACGCGGTTCAGTGTCGTGGCAGAGGCCCGGGGAACGGCACGGCGGTCAATTGCATCCAGATTTTTCATGGCCTGCGCCAGACCTTTTATTGCCATGCTCATTCCTGTTCGACAAAAATCCGGGGTTTACCGTTGTACGTGTCATAACGGGTCACCGTCAGTGTACGGCCCTCAAACACAACAACATCATGACGGGCCGGACGGTACCGGGCTGAAAACACCACCAGTGACAACTGGCTGCCCGAAAGCGCCCCCATCTCCGCGGACTCTTCCTCAGGCATCACGTCATACACGACGCCGTTAATCTCCGCCTGTTTGCCCATCACCCGAACGGTCGCCCCGTCCATCCGGCAACACATTCGCGTAAACAGATCAGACATTGATTTTTACCGCCACAGTGGCGCTGTTTGCAGGAGCATTTTCCCAGGCTACCCCCGCGGCCACCGCACCCTCTGCAGCCAGCTGCACAACCCCGTCCTTCAGATAAACCACCGCGCCGGACTGAATGTCGTCAGCAGACTGTTTGGGCAGAAGGAACACGCCTTCGGCAAAACCGTCACCGGCATCACCGGCAGGAATATCGGTAATGGCCACGGCCACCATACTGCCGACCACCACCGCAGCACCGCTCAGGATGGTCTGATCTCCGGCATTCACCAGTTCAATGGTGGTACCGTCCTGTACAAAATTTTTCGCCATAATGCTGTTTCTCCGGACAGCCCCTGTGGGGCTGTTTTTCAGGCATAAAAAAAGCCCTTTCGGGCAGTGATTGTGATAACTCGGTTATCAGGCCACCGACGAACGCACCAGCCCGCGCCAGTCAAGTGGTGCCACTCCGGCATCAATACGGATTTTTGTGGCAATGCCGTCAGTGGTGAAACCTTCCTGCTGATCAATGTATGGAGTGTCCACACCATCCAGCCAGGCCACTTCAATGGTGTCAGTGCCCTGTGCCGCCGCCAGATACCAGGTTTTCGGATCTGCCGCATCAAGACGCGCTTCTGCAATCACCTCAGCAAAGTTCTGGATGGGGTTAATGACACCGGCGTTTGCATCCGCCCCTTTCACACTGGCCGATTTGATGGTCTGGTTCGCCACCGTCTCCAGTGCCACCGGTACCAGCATAAAGGCCGGACGGATATTCAGGGCGCGATCGCCTTCTTTCTGCAGGCGCATCATCTGACGGGCCGCATCCAGTCCGGAAACGGAAATCCCACCGGTGGCAATATTTTTGTGATCGGCATGGAACAGCGCCTTACCGTCTGACAGTTTCGGGTTATCCGTCAGCACCTTGTAAACCAGGTCACCAATCGTTGCCTTCGCCGCACGCCCCATCTTCATCGGCACGTCCACCAGCATATTCAGATCATCATTGATAATGGCCTGGCGGGTGATGGAGAAAATCTCCCCGTAAGTGGCCAGTGCAATGGTCTCCTTGCGATCTGAGGTGGTGATGTATTTATACTCCGCCCCCTCACGAACCTGGCGCAGAGAACCAAAACCGCCCATCCCCACGCGATACGCTGTTTTGAAGTCTGACAGGCGTCCCTTACGGGTCCACTTCTGGAAGGTTTCTTCTGATTCCTCCCAGCCCTGGATCAGCCCCTTGTTCGACACATCCAGCAGAATATTGCCAAAATCAGAGGTGCTGTGCGTCAGCGCCAGCCCGACCATCTGCATGGGGTTATAACTGGCCACCCCAATACCGCGCTCCGTCAGTGACATGCGAGCCCATTCACGCAGGGTCATCCCGTTATAGGCGTTATCCTTCTCGACATTTTCAAATCCGGCACGGGCCAGCATCGCCTGGCGGATCCCGTCCCCCACAAAATTGCCGTTTCCGGCATAAATATGGGCCGGTGTGTTTTTGTTGGTCGGCGATGACTCCTTGCCCATTTCATTCAGCAGACGTTCACGGGCCATTTCCAGCGAACAGTCAGGATCAGCCACACACTGCGCCTGAAGCGCCTGATAGCGACCGCCAAACATGGCAAACAGATCGTTAATGCCTGACATGCGGGCTTTCTGCTCAGCCATAACGCGGGCGCGAATGGTCGCCTCATCAGACACTGCCGGTACCGGTGATGGTTCTGTTACCGCCGGTGCAGGGATTGTCACTGTGGTATCACGCGGGGCACTGTTGTATGGCTGCGTGATCATATTTCGGATGGATTCCGGCATCTTTTTAAATTCCTCTGTACGTTTTGACTGAATACATGCCATTGCCTTAACGGCTGGCGTCACCTGGTCTGCAAATCCGTGTGCCAGACACTCGGCACCGGACATCCAGGTCTCATCCGCCAGCATGGCGGCAATTTCATCGGTAGTTTTTCCGGTTTTCTGCGCATATACCGGCACCATAACCGACTCAAGTTTGTCCAGACGTTCGGCATAAGTGCGCATTTCCTCCGCATCACCACCGCTGATCCCCCAGGGTTTATGGATCATCATGAAGGCATTTTCCGGCATAATGACCGTGTCACCGGCCATCGCAATCAGGGATGCCATCGAGGCGGCAACGCCATCCACATACACGGTAATGGCCGCACCGTGATTTTTCAGGGCATTAAAAATGGCGATGCCTTCAAAAACATCGCCACCCGGTGAGTTGATGTGGAGATTAATGTGGGTGATATCACCCATGGCATTCATATCGCTGACAAACTGCTTCGCGGTAACTCCCCAGAAACCAATCTCGTCATAAATATAAATATCCGCCTCACCCTGACCACCCGCCTGCATCCTGAACCAGGATTTATTCTTCATGCTGGCTGTCGGTGGCCTGCTGACGCTGTTGTTCAGTTCCGGCACTGTTGCCTCCTTTGTCGTTGACGGGGTCAGTATCAAAGACCAGCCCCAGTCTGCTGTTTTCATCAATTTCAGCCTTGCGGCGACGTTTGACCTCATCCGGATTGCGCCCGCCGGCACGCACCCAGTCAGATTCTGTCGCTGCACCACCCCGGATCTGAATTCTCCAGGCTTCAGCTTCCTTAACCGGGTCGATCCACGGCATCACCGGACCGGAATACGTCGCGTTATATAGCGTTTTCATCTCCACATCCGCCGGAATTTTCAGCAGACCTGCCGCAACCACCATATTCAGCCATGTCCGGTACACCGGGCGGGTTACCGCGCCAATAAAACAGTCCTGCAGGATCAGGTAACCATCCGTGGACTCGACCAGCTCCTGCCGCTGGGCACTGTAGGTGCCGTTATAGTTACGCGCCGCACTGGAAAAACTCAGACGACTGCCCGCTGCCACTGCACGCAACTGGCCGTTGCGGAAAGTTTCAAGGTTGGGATTGGGACGGTCTGATTTGACCATGCCGATATCCTCGCCCTTGCGCAAATCGTCATAAATAATACCCGGGGTGATATGGACTTCCCGGTCGGTATCTTTGATCCCCGGATCTTCATAGTCCTGTCCGTCCCCTTTACGGATATACAGTCCCAGCGCCGCGGCAATACGCGCAGCCGTCAGTTCCGCATCCTCATATTCCTTAAGGGCACTGATCCGCATCAGCACCCCCGATAACATGGATGAGCCTCGCGTCTGATGCAGACGGCGTATGAACTTCAGGTGGATCATTTTTCCGGCAGCGATTTCTTTCGTATCACTCTGCCGACCGCTGACCGGATAATTTTTATAAACCAGATATTTTTTCGGTCTTCCCCACTCATCAAGAAAAACCCCCTGATTCAGCCCGGCGGATTCATCAGTGCGCATGGGAACAAAATCCGGCTCCATCGCCTCAAGCCAGAATGGCACTCCCGCCGTCCGTTCCAGACCGTTTCCCGCACCACTGACCATCTGCGCAAACACTTCACCATCCCGCAGCCAGGTCCGCAGCAGTAAACGTTCAAGCACGGGACGGGTATACTGCCCTGTCACATCCGGACTCACGGACCATTCAGCCCACAACCGGCGGATATCCGCAGCCAGCTCTGCCGCCATTTCCCCGTTTTTTCGTAATGGCTGAGGCTCCACAATAATTCCCCTGGCACCAATCACCCGCTCTTCCAGCTTGTCAAACACACCAATCACCAGGTCATGATTGATATCCAGAAAACGGGCCTGCTCCCGCAGGGAAACCGCACCGTATTTACTGAGCTGATCAGCAGAGCGATTTTCCCGCCGGGCTTTATGTGTCCGGGTCGGTTTCACCGCCTCATAGGCCATGATTAACGCCCTTGAACGCAGTCTGGCTGCTTTCCACCCGGGGGAAAACACGCCTATCACATCATCAATAATTGCCATTAAAACCTCGCCAGTTTAAATCCTGGTTTTCCCCGCCTGCGGCTCACCATCGCGGCAAGCCTGCGTTCCCACTCCTGACGTCCGGCGCGGATCTGAGAAAGGCTTTCCAGCGTCAGTTGCTGTCCGTTGAAGGTGACAGACTTCCCCTCCAGTACGGCCATTTCCGCTTCACGGTACCGCTGTATCATTTCTCTGGCTTCTTCTGTGCTCACAACCAGCCTCCTGATGTTATCCATGGATTATCTTCCGCACGCTCCGTCCGCAGTTTTTTCTTCCGGCGACGGCGTTTTTCTGCCCCGGCCGTCAGTTCCGGGGATACCGTTTCACCAGAACGCTCCTGCGGGAAGACGAGCCACGTTTCCCGCTGTGCCCAGTCCGGTGCGGAGGGCCAGCGGATCTTTTCGTAACCATGCAGAACGGCAAGCGCATCCGCATAAACCAGCAGGTCAAACGCCTCGTTAGCTCCCCTGCCCGGTTTTCGCCATTTTCCGTCACTGCCGCGCTCTTCATAGGTCAGCTCATCGTAAAACCATCGCCCCAGCCAGTCGGGAAAGTGGATATAGTTCGGCCCTGGTGTGTCACGCCACAGGGCATTATTTACACGGTCCTTAAACGCATCCGTCTGAACCAGCCACAGCGCGACATCGCCACTGGCTCTGGCACGGCGGGCACTTCTGCCGGTATTATCCGGGAAGGTACGGTTAATCAGCCTGTCACGGCGAAGTCCATCCCCCTTGAACAGAAACACCCTGTTGCCCAGTCCGTCACTCCGGCAACGACGCCAGAAACGATAGGCGTTATCTGTCACCCCGGCTTCCCCTCCCGTATCCACCGCCATGGCCATCAGACGCATGCGCACATCCGGATCAGAAGCCAGCGGCCATGTTTTATGGAACACATCCGTCAGCAACAAATCCCAGTCCTCCGGATATGCCGCCGGATCAACCGGCAGACTTTCACCGTTGGGACTGCAGCGCAGTGAATGCCGGATGTTATAGCGATCAACAATCCAGCGTTCCCCCTGCTCTCCGTATCCGGTGATCTGCACAACAAAACGGCGATTTTTACCGCCCTGTACGTCAACCGTTGCCTCAATAAAACGCACACCATCCGGCACAGATCGCCGGGGAAACGGCTCGGCACGCTGTTCAAGCAGTTCACTTTTACGCTGTTCCGTGGCTGAACGGGGCAGATAGGGGCGTCCGATATCGGTGTTCACCACCGCTTTCAGGGTCTCTTCACTGCCGGTTCGCTCATACTCTTCTTCTGCCGCCAGCAGTTTAAAAATCAGTTGTTCCCAGGTCTGAAACGCCGCAGCCGGCCCCTCCATCCAGAATGACGCAATCCGGGAATTTCGTGGCGTTCCGGTGATACTGCCGTCCGCCACCGCCCGTTCACCTTCACGAAGCCAGATCCCTTTGTTATTCAGTTCGCGTTTCTGCTCAGGGGCAATCAGCCCGCGACAATGCGGACACATCAGACGGGCAGCCTGACCGGCAGCCACAAAATCCGGGTTATTCCGGTATCCGGTCATGTTATCCATCACCGGCTGAAAATATTCCCCGCAGTGCGGACACGGCCAGTACCACCGGCGGCGGTCTCCCCGGTTATACAGTGACAGGATCCCCGTTGTTGGCGGTGCCTCATGTGCGCCGCCACAGCGCCATTTGGTGTCAGTGATATCCCGCCCCGGCGAACTCTCGACCAGGGTCATCCCCGAGGACATAAAGGTGGTGGTACGCTTTGATGCCAGGGTGAAGGCATCCCCTTCCCCGTCCACGTTTTCAGGGAAACGGTCATAATCCGTCAGCGCCACACGACGGTAATCCGAAGAAGAAAATACAGTGATCGACGGCCAGCCAATCTTCAGGAAGGAGCCGTCAAGAAACATTTTATCGTGGACGTTGTTGTCATTACGGGAAGGACTGAGACGCTTACTGACCTCCGGGCTGTGACGAAACGTTCTGGAAAGACGCGTTCTGGAGTGTTCCCGCGCCTTCGTCTCGGTCATTTGCACCACCAGCATATCCGCCGGATCACAGATGATGCCGTACACAATCCAGCCGTCAATCAGCCCTTCGGTTTTCCCGGTTCGCGCAGGTCCCACAAACACCACCGCGTCATATTCACGGGCTGATAATGTATTAATAGGGTCAATCATATAGGGCGTCAGCGATGACTCCCACGGACCGGAAGTATTGGCTCCCCGTGGTACCCGCATATAACGCCTGATGGCTTCCGCTACTGGTAACCGGCTGGGCGGGCGAAACAGCGAGGCCACTTCGCGCCAGATATCGGATGCGCGGCTATGGCTCTCGTTCACCTGATTCACATATCGGCCTCATCACAACAGTCAATGACTGCCTTTTCCAGTGTGTCGCGGATCTCATCAACCACAATCTGTACTTCATTCAGTTGTGATGCGGTCCACCCTCTGTCCCTTTCCAGCCGGTCAGGCCAGGTTTCCAGTACCTGAACTATCGCTTTCACCACGACAGAAAAGGACCGCCTGACATCACTGACAGGCACAAGCTGAACAGTTTCATGCTGAAATTTAAGACGCTCGCGCTCGGACTGATACCATGCCTTCCGATCATGTGGGTTCATCTCTTCATCTTCGGAAGTCGGTGGTTTTTCCAGCAACGAAATAATCAAATCCGTCAGGAGATACAGTTTTTTCTTTTCATTACTGCCTGGTGCAAGAGGAACATCCGCCATTCTGGCGGCAACAGTCTGCCGGTGCAGACCTGAAAGGGCTGCCAGTTGATTAATATTTAACTTCATATTTTTCAGCTCGCCGTCCATTTACATCCCTCCACATAAACCGCTGAACAAAAGTGGCTCTTTTTTTGTAAAGAAATGCCGCCATATAAAGATGTCGAACAAAAATCAACCGCAATCATCATCTTTTTAATGCTAAACACATTAAAAACAATAAGTTACCATTATGATGATGATGACGATAAAATCACAAAAATGCGCCTTTTTCCGCGCCGCCCGCCCCGTGTTCAGGCCCACCCCACCAGGAGGACCCGCAAAAATGATAATGGTTATCATTTTCAATGCAGTCCGGTTTCTTCCACCATCGCACCGGACAGGCGACTATGAGGGGACAACGCCGCGCTCCGTTAACGCGGTAAACCCCGGTGTGTATCGTTTTTGATTATCCCCGCACACTCGCGCAGAGGAGTCTCCCTGTCGGGCTGCGGTCTCTGTTAATGAGGGAATACAGCGACGATACGGCGCATCAACAAAACTTATTTCAGGCACTGAGTGCGGATATAGTCCTGTGCCCCTTCCAGTTGCTTGTGCATCGTCATCAGCCGCTCTCTGAGGGTGAAATAATCCCGTTCAGCGGTGTCTGCCAGTCGGGGGCCGGTTGCATTATCCACGCCGGAGGTGGTGGGGGCTTCACGCACGGTACCGGGGCAGGTGGCGTTGATCCGCAGGCGCTTACGACCAGCGGCAACGTCAGCGCGCAGAGTTTCATTTTCAGCTCTCGCATCGGCTAATTCCCTCGAGTATCTGGCATCAAGTGCAGCAACATCACGCTGGCGCTGCTGCATATCAGTAATGGTTGCGTTCGCCAGCTTCAGTTCACTGGCTTTGTTATCGCGCTGCGCTTTGTAGGTAATCGCGTTATCACGGTAATGGTCTGTTGCCATCCACAGCGCACCACAGGCCACCAGCAGAATAACGATAAACGCGGAAAGCATTCGGTTTATGTTCACCCCAGCAACCCCGACGAAGACAACATCATCCAGGCCATGGAAAGAAAAAGAGCAACCAGCATTAGTGAAAATGAAATGCCGACAATTACACAGAGGATCTTCGCCAGCGTTATGAGTTTGTCTGACATGCTTAATCCTCCCTTCACGATTTCAACGCAATGACCAGTTTTGCCAGCCCATACAGCATCGGGGACACAGCAACACCGACCGCCACCCACTTAATGGCAAAAGCCAGTGCTCTGCTGATGTCATCAGTTACAGGCGCTTTCAGTTCAAGGCCATTTTTCATAGTCAACCTCAACAGAATTCGTTTATACTTCGCCATGTTCTCCCTTGCCTTACTCAAGGTCAGAAACACAAAACCCCGCTTGGTGCCAACAAACGGGGTTTTTACTTTTATTCACTTACGTTTCGCCAGTTCGCAGGATTTCGTGTTATCCGCCCGCGTGGCCATACCTTATTTTTCAGCAAAATATTCTGCTTATCTGTCGATTCCCCAGCACGCCAGCGCGCTCTCCTGGTCACGACGGGATACCTGACCATAACAGTTATTTGAGCGGATACGGCAGTCTCTGCCACCGTCCTTAATCCACCAGCGAATCGCCTCACACGCTCCCCTGCGGTCACCAGCATTCAGCCGCTTATAAAACGTCGACGGGAAACACTTACCGGGGCCAATGTTATAGGGACAGAATGACGCTATACCCGCTTTCTGTGGTTCGGTCAGTGGAACTTTAATATTGCGCTCCACCCATGCCAGCGCCTTATCCCGTTCAATGGCATTAACCTGGTCGCATTTTTCCTTCGACAGTTTCATGCCCGGAATAACAGGTTTACCATCCACCATTGTGGCACCGCGGCAGATGGTCCAGATACCCGCACCATCACGGTATGCCGTTGTGTGGTTACCTTCTTTTTCATCCAGAAACTGGTCGAGAATATCAGGCGCAGGCGCACCGATGGCAATCAACGCCAGAACGGCAGCCGACAGGCCATATTTGATTTTGGTGTTCATGGATATTTATCAGGATTTATCGGTTCCGAATCCCTGGATATGTTAAATCTTCAGCCCGCCAGCGGTAGGACACTGGCGTTTTTCCTGATGGCTGAAATATATCTGACAATTTCAGTAGAGGATTAACCATGCATAACGATCAACATAATTATGATTTATGCCTGCAAGCCATAAATGAGCGGGTAAAATCAGAGTGCCTCTTACTCCTCCCACAAGAACACGATGCAGTAAAATCCATTCAGGCTGAGCCGTATGGACATCTCACACCTGTGACTCTCGGCATTATCGCCAGAGCATTAACACAGCCCATGCTTATGCGTATTAAGACCAATATAAATAACTGGTTGAATGAAGAATTAAGCTACCTTGATTGTGAGTGGGACAATCATTACGCAAAAACACAAAAAGAACGCATCTTCAGTCGATTATCCAGCAACAGATAACGAGCCACCTTATATACGCCCTTTCAGATAAGTCATCCCCGGCTGCATCCAGTCAACAGGTGCTTTCTTAAAGGGCGTATTATCAAAATCACGCAGAAGAGCCTCCAGCACAACTGCATCATTGTCAGCACCACTGGCCATCATTTCAATCTCAGCTGCTACCTGCAGATATCCCATGCAACGACCAATGCGCTTCATCAGCCCCTGCTTTTTATTGTTCTTCAGGTAATCAATGGCAAATTCAATGAGCGCCTCACTATGCTGGTGCGATGGCGGTGTTAATTTCCCATTTTCTGAGATGGTTATTTTCCCGCCATCTCCGTATACAACAAAGGATGGCCGGTTACACTCCCATTCCTGATCTTTATCAGGTGCAGACGCAATAAAATAACGTTTATTTCCTTCCTCTCCGGCACTTTTAACCGTAATGGAGTACTCAGACTGCAGACAAGACGCCTCTTTTTCTGACCGCAGTGTTGACGGCGGCATCTTCAGAGAACCAGTAATTCTTCCCGGTAGCTTTCCTTTGTAGGTTATCCATACATTCTGCGCCTCTAAAATTACGGGGCGCTTTTCCGGCGACTGCTCATCCCCTTCACATAACCCGGCAGCAACATCCAGGAAGACCTGTCTGATGCTCCTTCTGGCTGCTGCCTCATAAAACTCCAGCGCGGCACCTTCAACACGGTCCAGCGAGATGTCCAGGTCAAAAATTTCACCGTCAAAGCGTTTTTTGTCCCGTAACGCTAAAGTTACCGTAACTTTATTCTCAAAATTGCGGATCCCTTTCACAATCAGTTCATAGTTTTGAGTCATTGAATTACTCTCCCCGTGCCGCCTTACGACGGTCCTCTCTGATTTTGAAATACAGGTTAGTCAGATATGTCAGCAGCCCAAACAGCAGACTCCCCAGCACGCCTATTGCCGCCCACTGAGACGGGGAAACCCTGTCCAGCAACTGCAGGAACCAGTAGCCCGTTCCCACCGCTGACGTGGTGTATGACACACCTGTTGTGATTTTTTCCATCTGGTACATACCCCGTCTCCCGTTATCCGGAAGCTCACAACAATATAAAGACCACCGGCACACACCGATGGTCCCTTGCGCAGGCTTACATCATCATGTCGCTGTCAGGTGTGGGTTCACCGCCATCTGAAGCACTCCCGTCACCCGCGATACCTTCCGGCTCCGGAACCGCTGGTACGCCCAGCAGCTCATCCAGAATGGCATCCACTTCTGCATCAAGACGCGACTCAAGGTTCTGGCGGAGTTTCTGTTTCAGTGCGCTCAGGACTTCTTCAGAGCGCAGGACTTCCTTCACTGCCTCAGCAGTGACCAGGGATGTGATTTCTGACATGGGATTTTCTCGTTGAAAGGTGTTGTCAAGAAAGTGACTACGGAATGAGCGGATCTTCGGGTTTGCTTCCGGCTGACTGACTGGCGCTGATTCTCTCAGCGGCCCTTTTATCAATCTGCCTGCGCCAGAAATCGCGCACTGCCCTGTACCCACCCGAAAGAAGATACATAACACAGACTGCCATACAGAAGTACAGCATCACCTGATGAATAAATGTCATAATTTCTTACCGTTATGGTTGACAATGAGAACTGTTTTCATTTAGAAATGATTGATGTCGAAAGCATCTTTTCTTTAGATTCTCCATTGGGATTACCTCCGCCAGCTTCCATTCCTGCCGCTGGCGGCTTTTTTTATCATGCCGCGATGTCCGCGTTGTTCACTTCCACCTTCACACTGTCAATCAGCAGCGTATATGTCGCCGCCTTTGATATGCCTGTCAGTTGCAGTTTGTCCGCCGCCCCTGATGCCGGAGATTTCACCAGTGTGAACGGCGTCCCCCGTTTCTCATCCAGTACCGGCGTCACCTGAATGCTGTTGTTTCCGGCAAACTCAAAAGCCAGTGTGTGCCATCCGTTATCAAAGACCCCGAACGTATCCAGCTTCGCATTCGGCTTCTTGTGGTGCATCGCGTTCAGGTTCGTCGCATCCGTCTGCAGGAAGAAGGACATCAGCATGTCGTTGCCTTCCTCTGCCAGCGTCACTCCCTCCGGCAGGGACGACAACTGCCAGTAAATGCCCAGGGCAAACTGATTCGGCACCAGTGAACCCGGCAACTTAAACCGTACGCTCACACGTCCCCCCTTCTTCAGTAACTCCACTCCCTGTCCGGCTGCATCATGCTCCAGAAACCAGATGTGGTTTTCCGGTTTATTCAGTTGCAGGGCCTTACCTCCCGTAGCCCCCGCATCACTGACCACCGCTTCAGCAATGTTTTTGTTAACATTGTCTCCGCTCGCCGGTTTGTGATAATAGCGCCAGCCCTGTGATGCCAGGTCTTCGCCGGACGCCAGCAGACTCATCAGGGTTCGGTTACTGACCGGGGCTTCCGGCTCTCTCTCCGTACCTTCACCGGAAGGTCCGGTGGGCTTCACCGTATCAGGCTGTTTTCCGGTAATGAATTCAGCGTTTCTCCCGGCATGCACAAGAATCGCCGTTGCCAGACGGTCGGAAATAATCCCACGACGTGCCCATGATCCAAAATGCGTTTTACGGTCGGCCGTCGTCCAGGTTTTGGCGTCCGTTCGACCACCGGCTCCGTAATACCCAATATCCGCAACATCCGGATCTTCTGACGGCTCGTTGGTACCCACATTTCGCCCGTTTTCATCCGTCATAAACGGCACAAAGAAGATTTTTTTTGCGGATTTCGTCTTGTATGCACCATACACCGCATCGTATTGCGAAGAATAAGTCTGCTTCCAGTAGTAGGTCGTGTCGCCACAAATCCAGGGAACCGATGACGGAGAGCCCCCGAGACACTGACCTCCGAATTCCGACAGGTCAGAACGATATTTTTCCACCATGGAATCAAACAGCCCCGGCTGAGTGGCGTATGCACCCTGTTTCAAATCAAACTCGCCCTGCATCCAGACCACTGCAAGCAGAATATTTTTAGGGTTGGCCTTCAGTGCGGCCTGAGTACGGGTAAGCAGGTCCTTGTACAGTGGCTTATCAACACCCCAGCGTGCCGAGGTCTCGCTTGCGCCGGTGGATTCGCTGAAGGTACCTTCATCGCCCGCCAAAAATGCAGAACCACCACGGCAGCACGGAACCAGAAGAATACCGGCATTCGCCGGAATAAACGGCAACAATTTCTTCGCGATATGTAATCCCTGCCCCACGCATCCATACTGAGCTGCGCTGGCTTTCGGGTGTGAAAACTTACTCAAATCCTGAACATCATGCAGGCAGTGGTCCGCAGGAATAATGTCATTGTAGTTACAGGACGCACCACCCGGCGTGACAGTGCTGCGACGCGCCAGCTGTTTAATACGCGGGTCCGGACGGTCATATGTCTCCGGCAGCGGAAGCCCTTCACCATACGCCATACCGTTTGACTGCCCGGCCAGGGCAACAACAAAGTAATACTCCGGGTTGCTGGTGGTGCTGATAACTGCGCCTTCTCCATCCGACGGCTTCACCACCACAGGTGTGGTGACATTACCTTCTGCGACAATCGCCTGAATAAGTGCTGCGCCATCATCCGTATACGAAGAAAACGGCCCGCCGTATGGTTGCCATCCTTCACGAATTTTTTGAGCAAGCGCATCCGCAAGGTCTGACGGCGATGCCGCCCTGACCACGTCATAGTGTTTAAATGCCATGAATCCTCCCGGCCGGGATAATATTGTGAGTAAAATAAGGAGCGAGCTGAAGTCCGGAAGTTACAGGACAATGGCAGAAGAGAGACGACAGCCCGCAATTCGAAAAAGGCCACGCAGTTGCGCAGCCTTATGAATTCTGGTTAAAATCCATTCGATTATAAAAATGTATATCTCATGCTGTTACCCGAACCCACTCGGGCTTTTTTTTGCCCACAAGAAAGCCCCTCCGGAGAGGGGCTAAAGCCGCGTATCTGTATCATCATGCACATGATGCCGGGTGCCTCCCGGTGAGTTCAGTATCAGCACCTGAACCCGCACAGAAAGGATAAGGGTCGGTGACAAAACACCAGTTGCTGATTGCCCCTCCGCACAGGGGGATTCACCATGCCAGTTTCTTTTAACAAACTCCCCGCAAAACAGACAACTGTCAACCGTCTGAATTGTGAGACATTTAAAAAAAAGGCCCGCAAAAGCGAGCCGGGAAAAATAAGTCTGGCGCGTTGTACTGGATTCGAACCAGTGACCGATTGCTTAGAAGGCAATTGCTCTGTCCGGTTGAGCTAACAACGCAGGGTACAGATAATGGACCGCCATCGAGGACTCGAACCCCGCGCAACCAGCTTCGAAGGCTGGTGCTCTATCCTGATGAGCTAATGGCGGTATGTGATGGTGGCCCTTGCTGGATTTGAACCAGCGACCTGGCGATTATGAGTCGCTCGCTCTCACCACTGAGCTAAAGGGCCGGGAGCCGCATAATAACGACGCGTAATTAATTCTTCAATATCATCCGTTCTGGCTGACTAAATCCTGTACTTCCCGAACCGTCTGCTCAAAACGTTCAGTCTCCAGCTCAACGCCAATTGCACGACGCCCGAGCGCCAGTGCCGCTTTCACTGTCGAACCCGACCCCATGAAAAAATCTGCAATCAGGTCACCCGGACGACTGCTAGCGCTGATTATCTGCTGCAGCATTTCTGCCGGTTTTTCGCACGGATGTTTCCCGGGATAGAACTGCACCGGTTTATGCGTCCAGACATCGGTATACGGCACCTGCGCCGTCACGCCAAAATACCGCCGCAGTCGGCATTCACAACCACCAGCGCATTTAACGTTCAGCCATAAAAAAACCCGCTCGCGGCGGGTTTAAGCTGTGTGGCGAAGTAACCACTCTTAACATACTGACATACTTTTTGCGGACCGCACTAATCATTTTTTACTTTTTTAGCAGCCAGTCGTCCATCTCCAGTCTTACCCCCAGCACAGACAAACATCCGTCAATAAACCCTTCGGCTATCTGCATCTCAATTCGTATTGCTTTTTCGCTTTTCTTTCTCGTCCTGGCTATCTGTCTTTTTGATATTCGCAACAAATAATGAGCAATGAGAAGCGAATACTCCTCAGGTTTTTTCTGCTTCAGACGAGCAAGACAGTTTTCAATGATAAGTCCGTCATCATCGCAGCAGGCCGGACGTGGTTTAGTGGCAGATGGTAAAAGTCCTTTGAATCCGGCAGCGATCGGAGAATAGTCCACCCCGGTGTTACCACTTGCAGCCCATGCCCCCCAGCGTTCAAGAACCATCTGAATATCACGCATCAACTTTCTCCACAAAATCAGGCCAGCACGCCAATTGCCAGCGCACGATCGATAAAACGAAATATCAGCTCCAGCTGGGAGCCATACTTCTCTTCAAATGCCACGGTATCCGCATGCAGCTCGTCGTGATGCTTTCTGCACAAAGGCAACACAAAGAGGTCATGCGCTTTTGTACCCATTCCCCCCTGACCGTGGCCTATCAGGTGGTGGGGATCATCAGCTGGCTTTCCACAACATGCACACGGCTGTGTCTTAACCCAGCGCGTGTACTTTTCATTAACCCAGCGGCGACGTTTTGGGCGTAACATAAAAGACTCCGGCGACTCCGGATCCACTTTCAGCGCCAGCACCTTTTTCGCTTTATCCTGGATAATGCTGGTGGCAGGAACCGAAGGAACAAGGTCACTCTCCCGGGTGACAGACGGCACAACAGGCTTCGGTAATCTCAGTGCCTTACGGGCTGCACTTTCCGGTAAGGCATCCGCCAGGTCATTACGAACCAGCCACCAGCACAGTTCCGGCATTGTCACAACGTGACTGTCATCAAAACCGAGATCACGGCGCACAACAGATAACACCCAGCGGGCACAGTTATCCGTTGCCATTGATTCCAGCCGTTCCGTGAACTGATCGCGCAACTGGTTATCGCAGTGCCAGCACAGACGGATTGCGCCCGGAGCGTGCCGCATTGTGGTCATGTTCTCGCTGTGCCAGTCGGAATGAGGCCACTGGCAGCCTTTTTCACGAAGTAACCAGCTTTCAAGACATTCCACGCCACCAGCACGACGGATCACTGCCTCATTGCGGAACACGGCCCGAACGGCAGGATCATCCGCCAGCGGTTGTGATGCCGCCGGAACGGCACCACTGGCGAAAGATGAATAACGTTCCGGCTCAGGCTCCAGCAGGACACGCCCCTGCATAAACAGGGGCATCAGCTCTGAACCTGGTCTGAACAATACGATCCCCATACGCGGGGCAATTTCAGGGGTCAGTAGTGCTCTCACGGTCACCTCAATGAACGGTATCGAGCAGCTTTAACAGCTCAGGGAATCGGGATTCGAAGAAGTGCGGCTGCGTCTCGCGCGGATTTGCAGGACTGGTGATGTTCTTGCCGAACATGCAGCCTTTCGCCGTCAGCGACCAGAATTTTTTGATGTTGTTAATCGC